TCCGCTTAATATCGGCCCCGGTATCGCCCAATTGTAAATTGGGAATTCCATCGATGGTATGCATAAGTGCGCCCCATGTCCACCAATCGCAAACGCCATCGGGGGAACCGCCCGCCGCAACCTTAAAAGCATTTAGCGCATTCTCGGTACCCGAACCGAAAACGCCATCGTAATTCGAGAGGTTGGTTTCATTCATCGCCCCGACCGCACACATAAGGTGTTGCATTCGGAGCACGGGGGCCCCCGAATCGCCCCGACGCAACGTAGGCAACGATTCCATAAGGGGAGTCCACCAATCGCCCGTACTCGGCTCTACGGGCTCCACGGGGGGCAATGGTGGGACCGTACCGCCCGCCCGTGCGAGGCATTCGGCCCGCATGTCATCGAGGGCCCATGTCATCGAGCTATTAACGAACCTCGGTTGCCATAATCCCTCAACCGGTCCGGCGGGATCGATCTTTCTATTCGTCCACCCATTTCCCGCCCCGAGAGCGTGCGAGAAAATATCATCGGGTCGGTTTCCTAATTGCGCATTGATCGCATTACTCGCAACGAAATAGGAATTAGTCTGAGCGATCGGCCAAATTTCCCCTACCCCGTTATTCGCCACCTCAATTGCTACCGAGCGAGTGTTACCGGAGTCGAGCGGAATTGTCCCCCTCGATAATGTAAGGGGCCCTCCCTTTCCCGCACAATTCGCCGCTCCCGCCGCAACCAACCAAACCGAACCATCTCGCATAATAGTCATGTTGCCAACGGGGGCATCATCGCATCCCTCGATTTGCCAGTGAATATCATTCTCGGGCGATGTTTGCGAGGCGGTATGGTGCCATTGCACGCCTAAAGGTGTTTCGGGAAATCCGCCCGATGATCGAGCACGGGATTCCCAACCATCGATTCCATAACCGGAATCCACTACGACCAATCCCGCCGCCCGCAAAACATCGGCTAACCAAGTGAGATAAATACCACTCATCGGAATGCACCTTGCCTACGCAACCAAGCGAGCAAACGGACCATAATCGCAATTCGCAATAGGCGTTCGGCATCGGACATATCGTCCCATCGAGGTAGCGACGAATCTTCCTCACGTAAATAGCGATGCAATTTGATCGCTACTTGCTCGGGATCGGCGGGCTCGTTATCGAACGCATCATCGATATCGAAATCCCCAAAATCGCTCATACCGAATTCGCCCGCTCGGATGCGAGCCATTCCCTAACCGATTGCAACCGGGGAGTATCGACCACGGGCATATCGGTTGTGTCGCTCGATCGAATCGAGGCAATACCGGCGGATGCGTATGCGGGAGTAGCGGTAGCGGCAACGTGCGCAATATGCACTTGCACTCTCGAAATCACGCCATCGATGAGTTTCGGCGGGCGGGTATCACGGAACATAACGGATAGCCCCGTATGTGATTCCGATAGGACCGAACGAATTTTCGTCATTCGATCATCCTCGTAAAGTCTAAACGTTGCCCATGCCCCATCCTCGGCATCGGTTAATTCGGTAGCTTGACCAATCATCGAATCGAAATTATCTCGATGGTCGATCAATAGCGGTACGAAACAATTGGATCGTTTCGAGGCATCGCCGCCTCGGGCAATGAATCCTTGCACCATTGCCGCCATAGATCGAGGTAGGAATTGCTCTCGATATCGCACGATTTCGTGTTTCGTTTCGTCGTATTCCGCAATATCCGCAACCTCACCATAGGGAACGATTCGCCCGTGCAAGGTGCGACCATCATCCCTCAATGAGAAATCAACGGAACGGATGAACGTATCGCTCACGCAATTACTCCCGTTAGATCGGTAACAGTCTCGGGATCATTCGGAATCAACCGATTACCCATACGGATTTCATCGATGGTCTTAGCTCGGTTCCCGTGCTCATCGATGAGATTAAATAGAATTGCATCGGTACGGGCTCGGGTTTCATCATCGGGTTTCACGTAATCATCCCGATTGAATTCGAATCGAGTACCCCGAGGCAAAAGCCAATTGCTCATTGCGGATGCAACCGCCGCCGCCGCCGTTCTAAGTGTCATGCGCCAGTGGAATTCAAAAATGCTATTCGCATTTGAATAAGTGAGTCCATCGGGGGAGGGCAATCCAACCAAATAGGGAGGGACGCCAAATGCGGCAGCGATTCTCGTTTCATCGAAAACCCGTTGCTCTAGCATCATCATTTCCCTAGGCGAAACCGTGAGAGTTTCTAGCTCTAGTGTTCCCGAGAGAACGGCGGGGGCCCCTTGCCTATTGCGTGAGCCCTCAACCCATGCCTTTTGCAAATCGGTTGATTCGGTACGGTTGAGTTTCCGTTGAGATTTGAGAACCGCCCACGGAATACCGCCCCGAGTGGCGAGATTCTTATTCATCGTTTCGAGGGCCGATGCGGATGCAACGGATTGGGCCGCCCATTCGAGCGGGCCGATACCTCGGAGATTGGTGGGGCGGGATTGATACTTGACATGGCAAATGTCGTTTCGATCGTACGTTTTCGATCCCATCGAATACGTGATATCGCCGTTTCGCCATTCGATATTCACAAGAGCGGGATTTAGAACTACGAATCGAGCAACGGAACCGATGCCATTTGGTCCTAAACCATCTCGATATCGAGCGGTAGCCCATAAGATGATTTCCCCGTGCGCTTGGTATGTGTTGAACATCTGTTTAGCGCATTCGGTCCAATCCGAATACAACTCCGGTTCGGGGTTGTTTGACCATTCGGGCAACGGAACTACCGAAACGCCCTTAACCCCGTAAATGGGAAACGATGCCAATTGCCTTGTATTCGTATCGATACATGTCCATAGGGTCGATACCAACCGAGAGTATTCGGTTTGCCCATTCCATAGGGGAGTTTCCCAACCGGTCGGCCAACCTTGCCACGCCATAACCTCGGGCATCGTTCCCGAATTTTCCAATTGGCCCTCGGGATACATCGCATGAGTATCCCCAAATCCGGCGGGCACATTCGGGCCAACGGAACCAACGGGGGGATTAGCGTTAGGGATTTGATCCCGAGGAATGGCCCTCGATCGGTAATCGTGAATTACGACCAATTGTCCCTCACCCATTGGGAGTCAATTCTTACTAGGTCTTGCCAGTGACGTCAATTAGTGATTTACTCCGGTCGTATGCCGCACGGGCGATATCAGGGACATTTACGCACACGGGAATACCGGGCATTTAAGACCCTATTACTCTCGGAGTTTATCGAATGCCACGAATCGGGTTGCTCGAATCGAGCGGTAACACCCGACCATGTTCCTCCCGTATCGGAATTTCCGCATCCCTCATTATGGATGGGTGAATTGAAACCGCATTGTCGATATCACGCAAATAGGCAAGGGGCGGAAACTCGATGGGCAAGAGCGAAAACACCTAGTGCCACAAGGGAATGGTGAGTAATGGTTGAGGTTGCAAATACGCCTCGAATCGGAACGCCTCGAAACGATGCGCTCGAAACGCTCGGAGGCTATTTCGATGAAATGGCGTGCGAATTGGGCTATTCGTCTCACGGTTGGCAATCGCATCTAAATGCGGTATCGACTCAATTATCGCCTCGAACCGCACCATTCCCCGAGCAATCGAAACTCAAATTGCATGCGCAACATGTCGGTTGTTTGGTCGGACGGCAATCGGGGAAAACCGCATGGGCGGTAGGGCGAGTGATCGGGCAAGCGTTATTGCCGTACCAACGTGATATCGCCGAATTGGTTGGGCTCGATCATATCAAACCGCAACGAATTCTCTATACCGCCCAACGGCGGGTAACCGCAGTCGAGAAATGGCGGGAGCATTGCGACATTATCGTCGCATCCCCATTAGGGCGATATGTCGAGCACGTAGCGGGGCAAACGGGGCACGAATGCCTCACGTTTACCAATGGGAGTGAATATCGACCCGTTACTCCTAATAAGACTGGTGCTCGTGGTATGTCTGTTGATTTGGTTATCGTCGATGAGGCTCTAGCTCATCCATTATGGTTGCTCTCGGTATTGCGGCCCACAATGGCGCAACGGCATTCGGCTAACGGTTGCATCGGGGCTCAATTCGTAGTCGTATCGAATGCCGGTAACGACGATTCCGAATTGCTCAACCATTTGCAAGATATCGGGCAATTAGCGGTACAGAATGGGGACGATTCCCGAGTATGGTGCGAATGGTCGATGGAACCGGGGAGCGATCCTCTCGATATCCAAACATGGCGAGCGACAATTCCAACGCTCGAACAACCGAATGGAATTAGCCTCGAATTCTTGCATGAGGAATCCAAAACCATGCGGTTGTCCGATTTCATGCGGGAGTATTTGTGTTTCCGTGTGAACGATAGCGACGATCGGGTTATCGATATCGACCAATGGAACGAGCTCGAACGAAACGACGTATTTATCCTCAACGATCCTATTCTCGCAATCGATATCTCATGGGATAGACAACGGGCGAGCATCGTTGCCGCATCGGGGGAGGGCCCATATATCCCGGTTGAGGTAATCGAATCGAAAGAGGGAGTTGATTGGTTGACGGATCGAATTATCGAGGTAGCCGAACGATGGCGTTGCCCGGTGGTAGTTGATACTGCGGGCCCCGCCGCCGCAATGCACCTAATCCTCGAATCACGGGGGATCGAGGTAATTCCATTTGCCGCAAAAGATGTAGCGATGGCGGCGGGGAGTTTCTACGACAATGTGCGAAATCAACGGATTTGCCATCGGGGAGATTGGCGCCTAAACGATGCGGTACGGGGCGCAACGAAACGACCAATCGGGGAGCGTTGGGGATTCAACCGAAAGGGAAACGTTGATATCTCGCCCCTCGTATCGGCGTCATTTGCCGTGTTCGCAATCGATGCGGGAATGGTCGATAAAGGCTCGCTCTATTAGGGCTCGAGTCCAAATAAACCAGTATAAACCGAT